AGCACCAATACGTCTTGTTCGATTACCAAGTTTTGCTGTTGCTTCATTAAATTTATATAAAGTTCTTTTGTCTAACCCTGATAAAGATCTTGGATTTTTTGGAACACCTTTAGAACTCATTTGGTTTTTGCCAGTTAGCCAAGATTTGTTTATTTTCTCCATTGTTTTTGGATTATACGCTGGCTCACGAACCATCTTTCCCTGTTTGGGAGAATAGCCAACTTTAGTTTTGCCACCAGTATTTACAGAAAGTTCATTTGCGACTTCGCTATAAATTTTAGTTGTATTAAGTAAACGGCTTTCAACCCTACCCATACTTTTAACTGTAGGAGCTTTTAATCCTTTAGGTTTCTTTTTTGTTCTACCAAAGTAAGCTGTACCAGCAACAGCAGCAACAGTGCCAGCAACATGTTCCTTACTTCCAAATTTTGGCTTCTTATTTTTGTTACTCATAGCATCAGCTTCCTTCTAAATGCTGGTAAATACCATTACCTAATCTAACTCTATGGTAACGAGATGGTCTTAACCCTTGAGTTGTTACTTGCTGTGAATCTCTAGCTTTTGCTCTTCTAAATTGAGCTTCAGCTTGATCCGTATAGCTTTTGGCAATGTCGCCTTTTCTTGTAACTGATAAAGCAAGAATAGAAGCCAACCTGAATATAGTCCACATAGTAAATGCAGGAGGCCAGTTTCTAACAACAGGTCGAAAGATATAATTAAGTACAACTGTATCTGTAGCATCAGCATTAATATAAATATTGCTTTCATAAATATCATATTGCTGAGGAGCATCATCAATAGTGACAGTCTGTACCTGAACAACAGGTGGTGATGTCGGCATAGAATATGCAGCATCCCATCTATCAACAGGCACAGCCGTCAGTCTACTGAGTTCTTTTTGTCCCGTTGCAAAATTCCAGTTATGCTGTGCAAGACAATCCTCAATGACATCTTCGTATATTGTGTTAGCAACTAACGCTTCATCAGTTTGATCTGTAAAAGACGTTAAAGGCTCTAGTCCAACAAGAACCATAGCCTTCTGTGCTACCTCAATATCTGTGGATGGTGTAGTAGGCATCTAGTAACCTCTACCGCCCTTGCGTGGCTTTTTCTTCGCCATAAAAATCTCCTTTAGGAAGCTCTTTTCCCTAATGTTGCTCTAGCCCCAATCGTTACTACTCCATTACGTCTTTTCAGAGTTTTGGAGCCAGAAGGGGCAGCTTTCGCCGCCACCTTCTTTTTTGCTGGTGCTTTAGCCATTAATCAGTATCCGTACCTGACAAGCTGACCATATCAGCTACGTCTACGGTAGTACCGTTATTAGCATTAACGCAGAAAATACCATACTCGGCTGTACCGCCTGTTGAAGTATTTGCATGGATAACATCACCGACATTCATTTCACTAGCCATGTTATTAAAATAACCTGCTGTATCAATGTCAGCTTTGGCATCAGTTGTTGTGTAATGCCAAATGTGAAATCCATTTCCGCTATAAGCAACGAGAGATAAATTTGCTTGTGTAAACGCCATATCTACCTCCTATTTCTTAAGCTGAAGTTCAAAACAGCCTTCAGCATCGATGAGGGTTGAGTTCATTTGCATTTTATTCATTACAAAATAACTGTCCTTATCGTTGTGATACTGCATGTTTGATGAAACATCAGCTCCAATTGCGTGTCCAATAGAACCACTATGCCAAGCAAAGCACTTGCGATCAACATTACCAGAACCTGCTTCTGACAAGCCTGAGAATGGAAACCACATGAAACCAAGCCAACGCTTTGCGGTCATTGCATTAGCAAATGGAAGCTCCTCATTACCAACATAGTTGGTTCGTGAAAACTCATCCAAATCTAATAACTGTGACCACTGTTCCCATCCGACAACAACGTAACGCTGACCATCGTCAGGAACGCTATTATTGCCAAACTTTTCCATAAGCTCTAAAGCCCATGCCAAAGTGATGCCGTTAGTAGTTTCATTGTGTGCGCTGGATGTAGTATCCATTGCAGCTAAAATGAGATCATCAGTCTTACGACCAAGTGCATACGCACCTGACTGTTGTGCAACTAACATCTCATCGTGATTAACACGAAGTTGATCTAGATCGTCAACCCACTCACCTGCAAAGTAGTCTTCTAATGTCACGCTGACATTTGTATGACTAAGGTTCATAGGTGGAATCGAACCATGTCTACCCTTCGTGGTAGCAAAACCCTTACCGATTTTTTGAAATGTGGTTTTGTTCTTCACACCATTCGCTGTACGGACAGTGTTCCGAAGCTTTGACCCCATGCGCTGATACGCCATGTGGACCCCAGATTCAAACTCCTCGATAAAGGCTGTTGAAATAGATGGTGTAGCCATCTAAGCCTCCTTAAGTTAGAGTTACCATGTCCATCAGGTTATTCCTACACATTGGCTTATTCAGTTATCCAGATAGGAGAGCTACTCCATTTAGGGCTGACACCAACGCTTTGGGCCTTCTGTACATACAATAAAGCAAAATAAACTGTGAATGTAAATTCACATTTACTTTCGCCTTGCTAATTGAGCAAATCCAGCACCCACTTTGTTGATAAACGCTGGATCACGCTCTTTTTGACTTCCAGAATACCTTGGGTCTTTTTGCATTTCCCTCAGATCATGTACAGTCAAATTCTCTTGAAATTCTGTTTCAGAAACCATGTTAAACTTAGGTTGACCATTTAGTTCCATAATTTCTTCACAAAGCTGAACCATACCAGCACTTGCTGGCACATTAGCAAAAACAGCATAACTTTCTTCAGATAAGTTTTGCTCCATAAAATTGTCAACACGATCTAAACGTTGCTCTGCATGTTCACCTAAAACTTCAGATTCAACATTCCAGTCTGGACCACGAGTAGAATCAACAACAGCGTACTCATTCATTAAACTGGTAAATTCGTCTTGGCTTAACCCATATTCATGAGCCTTATCACGGAACCAGCCAACCATAGGACTATCTTCATCAACTGTAACCTCTAAACCTTCAGGAGACTCAATTTTTATCTCATAATCGCCCGGGCTAATAGGAGCAGAACTCATCGCTTCTTCATTAAGTTCACTAACTATTTCTGTCTTTAGATCATCTTTTCTTTGATAAAACTTACGCTCAAGCTCTCCATAGCTGACAGCAAGCTCCTCTGGTCTTTCAAACTTTTCAGGAAGCCAATCTGGTCTATCAGGGCTTTGCTCCTGAGGTTGCTCCTGCATCTCTTGTGCCTGAACCTCTACTGGTGCTTCGGTTTCAACGCTTTCCTGTAACGCTTCATTCATATTAACAATCCCACTTTCTCAATGATTTGTTGATGCGGCTGTTAGGGTCATTAGCCACTTTTTTACTTGTAAGCTTTTTCTTCATACCCATCATACGCTTACAAAAAGATTTACGTCTTGCTGCTGCTTTTGGAGACTTCTTAGCCTGTTTTGCAGAAACAGGACGTTTAATATTTTTACCCTGCCTACGCAAAGATCGCCTTCCAGCTTCATTAAGACCACCAGACTTGCTTTTACCTTCTTTTCTTTGCCATGCAGGAGTTTTTGCCATTACTCACCAACTTTTTTCATAGCAGACTTATGAGCTTCGCCAAACGTAGCTCCACGACCCATCATTTTAGTCATATGTTTCATGTGAGCAGCCGTATGATGTTCTTTGTGTTTTTTCATCGTTTCTTTTTGACGCTTAGTAAGAGGTTTATTTTTCATTACGTCCTCGCATAAGTTGGTTTTTTACCACCACCGCTAGGGTTAGTAGATCTTTTGCGTTTCACAGCCGATTGCTTCTGTGCCGAACTCATAGTCCTCGCTTTTGATTGAGGAACACATTTAGGGTATTTTCTACCATCACCCATCTTTCTACCGCAAGGGGGGTGTTTACCATCTTTTTTGGTTGATATATCTACCCATTTGTCATCAAACCACTTTTTTAGACTCACGAATATTTACCACCCATCTTTTTATACTGCTGAACCAACTGGCCGCTAGCATATGCGCTAGGCCATTTCTTCACTCTCGACTTTACTATTGCTTTAGCTCTTGCATAAAGTTTTGGATTTGAAGGTTTAGCCATCGCCTTGCTTTCTTCCTGTTTCACATCGTTTCTTAATAATTGCAACTAACCATCTTGCGCCTTCTGCATGGGCAAGAAACTCTATTCCAGACCCCGCAGGATAGACGTTATTCGTTGTAATAGATTCGAGATACTGAAGGAAATCTTTTCCAACACCTGAACCAAAAAGCGCAAAGGCTTTACTATTAAGATCTTTATCAACTTCTTTGGAATATCCACGACCATCTGGCGAAACATTAATTTTCTCCTTCACTACATTCCTCCACCCTGTTGAGCAGACATTAACTGCTGTATCAACTGGGCGTTTTGCTGAACCTGTTGCTGATCCGCTAACAACTCC